GTACAATATAACAGAGGTGAATTCTCTGCTAACTTGATTCGTTCAGTATTTGGAGATTTATTCTACAGACGTGTGGACGTTAAAGATAGACGAGTTAAAATGTACACTAACGAAGCTGGATTCGACGTATTCCAACAAGCTTTGAAAACTGATGCATTAAACTCAGGATTAACTTTCATGGCTGACTCTGGAAACAGATACATGCAAGGAGAAGGACAACACATCACTTACAACTTTGCATTTGATGCAATGGTAACTCGTGAGACAGGTCGTGTTGAATTGATTCACTTGAAAGAATTAGATTTACCACAATCTAACTTAGAGTTTGGACAAAACAAAAAATCTACTCCAGTATTTATGGTGTTTGATGTTTCTCCAATGTCTGATGGTTCAATGGTAAATAACATTCGTGAAGTACGTATGAAAGGTGCGCCTTCTATGACTTGGGGTTATATTGATGGAACTCGTCACCACTTAGGTTTTGCTAAATCTCAAGGTATGAGCTCTGCTAACAAATTCCCAGGATATGAAATTTGGATGAAAGATCGTTGCGATGTATTCATTGAAGATTTATCAAGAACTGTGTTGATCGAAGAAATCCCACAATTCTAATAAAATAACAGTACTTACTACGCTACCCATTAGAACAGCGTCCCAGAGTAAGTCGTAAATCGAAAAGAATTCCCCCCTTCCCCCACTCTCTCCCACCTTGGGGGGAAGACTTTTCAAACAGAATGATGGACATGTTTAATATGTGTTGCATCTCTCTTCGATGGGGCATTCTGGCAAAGTATAAACCAAAACTTAATTAAACTACATTATGGGTAAGATAGGCAAAATCTCTACATTAAAAAAAGAGTATAACAATTCTCAATTGCAAACAATGCAAGGTGGTCTAGCACAAAAAGGTATGACTCGTGTTCCTGGAACAGGAGTATTTAAATATCCTTATAAAGAACTAGATGGTCAGTATAGAACAGGACTAGATGCAAGTGCTGCATACATTAGAAGAATTAGTGATTCGACAGAACGTGAGTTAGAAATCGAACGTGTTACAAAACTACGTGAAAAGTTAGAATATGCATTAGGTGATATTGATCTTGGTCCTCGTTCTAAATTTTGGAACTATGGATTATCATTATCAACAGATGACCAAACTCACGTACAAGCAGTAAAACTGTTAGATGGTGATAACTTTTTTGATCTTTCTATTCCTTTTCAAGAGTTAGCTTTTTCATGGTTGCGAGTACATCCAACTATTGCAGGAAGTTATCAAGCTTGGGAAAGAGGTGAATATCCTGCAGACACACAATTTTATGTTGTTGACGAGGAAATTGAAAGTGGTGTAATCTTCAAGAAAAAACAATTGATCAATAAAGCTATTGTGAAATTTGATTCTATGACTCCTGAGAAGAAACGTAAAGTTGGAAGACTTTTAGGACTTCCAGTTACAGAAGATACAAAAGAGGAAGTTGTTTACAATCAAGTAGATAACATGCTTAAACAATCAGAATTCAAGTCTGGTGCTTTCCAAGGATTAAATCCTGTAGAAGTGTTCAACAGATTTGCAGATATGAAGGAAAACTTACTCCATATTAAAGATTTAGTTAAACAAGCTGTTGCTCATTCAGTTTATAGAATTAAACCAAATGGTAAAGTCTATGAAGGAGAATTTGAAATTGCAAAAGATGAGGAAGATTTAATTAAATTCCTTGCTGATGATGATAATCAAGATGAGCTACTTACTCTTGAAGGAAAATTAAAAAGTAAAAAACTAGCTGCTATTTAGTGGCTAGTTTTTAAAAATATAAAAGCATATGATACCAGTAGATAGTTTATTATACAAGATTGACCAAAGATTGAATAAGCTATCAACTAATGAGCACCAACAGATTCAACTTGAAGATAAAATCTTAGCTCTGAATGAGGCTCAGATCAAGTTGATAAAACAAAAGGTTGATAACATTAGTACTGTAAGTCAAATGGGTTTAGACTCATTTAAAAAACGTTACGAAGACCTACAAAGTTTAGTGGTAGATTATAATCATCAACCATTAAGTCTTGTAGAATCAGATAAAGAAATACATCAGTGGAAAGCTAACATACATCAATTAGAACCACAATATATGTTCTATGTAGATTCATATGTGTTAGCTGATAAAGGAAGATGTAAAAACAGAAAGATCTGGATTAACAGAGATCTTGCAAAACATGGCGATCTTCAGTTTATTATGAACAATGATCATTACAAACCAAGTTTTGAATATCAAGAAACATTTAATCTTTTATCCTCTGATGACATAAGCATATTTACAGATGGGACGTTCACTCCTAATACTATAAATATAATGTATATGAGATATCCAGTGTACATAAATAAAACAGGATTCATTATGTTTGATGGACAACCATCATTTGATCAAGACTGTGAACTTGAAACATATCTAGAAGATGAATTGTTAGATTTGACAGTTGAGAACCTAGCAATGTACACAGAGAATCAAAGTGCAGTTCAAAATGCACAATATAGAATACAAACAAACGAGTAAATTTTTAACTTAATAAATAAATAAAATGGCAGATTTTTCTTTAACTACGCTCTTTGTAGTTCCTGTTGGCGAGACTATCGCTAATAGTGGTTCTACACAAGATCTAACAGCTGGCAAAGTTGGATTCTTTAGAAGTGACTATACAGTTGCTACTGCACTTAACATTGCTGCTTCGCCTTATTTCTATGTAGCTCAAGGTAGAACAAACACCTACTTGCAGGGAACTAAGCGTTCTGACAAAATCAAAGGATGTGCAACAGCAAATTGTACTTCTAATGTAACTGAATGGTACAAAGTGAGTGGATGTCCTACTCCTATCACTCAAATTACTGACGTTGATGGATGGAATGTAAAATGTGGTGATGTTGTAACTTTAACGTTACGTGCTCACTCTTCTTACTTGGATACATTGTATTTCAATGGATTCACTCGTTCAGTGACTGTTCAAGCTCCTTGTTGTGACTGTGGTGGTGATCCTTGTGACACTGTTGACGTTCCAGCATTGATTGACCAATTCATCTTGAAATTGGAACAACAAGCTCCTGGTATCAACCCTGATAACATTAGCTTTAACAACTTCTATCAATTCCAAAGAATTGGTAATAATGCTTCTGCAATCTTACGTATTACAGGAAAACCATTAACTCAATATGGACAACCATGTGATGTTGCTGCTTTCCCTTACGAATATGACAGAATGTGGTTCAGAACTTTTGTATACAGTGGTCCTGCAACTACAGCTGACTTTATTGTAGCTGATAATTGTAACATTGTAGCTAACGCTGAAGTAGTACAACGTGCTAACTACGCAACTGGTACATCTGCAGAAATTATTCAATTAGAGAAAAACTTCTACAGCTACCAAGCAGGTTACTTGAAACACTTATACAGAATGGCTGGTTACAATGGTAACTTTGAGTCTTGGGTTTCTGATGGTACAACTTATGATACTTTCTACGTTAAATTCAACGAGTACAACAAATCTGAGTACCAATGGGGTGATTACATCATGGAAGATTCTACAGTAATCGTTGCAGTTGAAGCTGGTTCTACTGAATCGACTGCTGTACAAACTATCTTAGAAGCTGCTCTTGGAACTGTTCTTGATAACAATCCAGTATGTATTACTACTACTTCTACTACAACCACTGTGTGGCCTAGTACTAGTACTACAACTACGTTGATTCCTTAAGAAGTAACTTAATAAATAACCTATGCCAGAGGGTGAGAGGATGTTCTCAAGTCCTCTGGCATATTTATTATATAACAACATGCCAACATTAAATTTAGATATACTTGTAGTTCCTACATATAATACATTAACTCTTGGGGTGATAGATGCGTCTACATATCCTACAGATCCTCCTGTTGTTACATCTCCAACAATTGAAATAAATGTTCCTGGATTTGATACTGCAATTCTTGCGTTTGATGTAAATAATTTTAATATCTTTACATCATCAAGTTTAGGCATTACTGCATCAGGTGTAAACCAACCTCTTCCTGATGGTGTTTATCATTTAAAATACTCTGTAGCACCAGCATACGAAAACTTTGTAGAGAAAACAATTATTCGTGTTGACAGACTACAAGAAAGATTTGATGAAGCATTCATGAAACTTGAAATGATGGAATGCGACAGAGCAATTAGAACACAATCAAAAGTGGAATTAAGCTCAATCTATTTCTTCATACAAGGAGCAATTGCAGCAGCAAACAACTGTGCAATTGTCGAAGCAAACAAACTATATAATCAGGCATCTACAATGTTAACTAACTTTAACAAAAACAATTGTGGTTGTTCTGGAAATAATTATGCGATAAACTTTTATTAATATGGCTGCTTGTAGAAACTGTGGGACTAGTGTGGGCTGTGGATGTCAACTAAAGAATGGATTATGTGGAAAATGCCAAAGTGCTCCTCCTAAACCCCAACCTAAAAAATAATAATTATGTTATCACCTAGACTAACCAATTGTCCAGAGTGTGCAAACATTCCTTCTCTGATTGCAGAGATTGATTGTAAAATTGCAGATATGGCTAATAGCTTATACAACAATGTTGTATTTATGCTTAACCAATCTTTTGCAGGAAGTGTTATGTTTGATCTTTTAAATTATAAAAGAATCCTCACATACAAATACCATAATCCAGATTATGCTAGTCAATATTCTGTGAATATGATTGCTAGTAAAATTAAACTTTTAAAATTCAAATAAGATGTCTTGTACAAATTGCTTTAATGGGTGTACTGAAACTAATTCAGATCAATGTATTAGATATACAGGAGAAGATGTTCCTGCATTAGGCATTAGTCATGGCGATAGTCTTTTAGCTGTAGAGAATGCAATTACAACTTTTCTTGTTCCTGTATTAACAGGAAATGGAATTAGACCTATAATTGATGAGAGTATTATTTGTAATGTAGTTAAAAAATTTCTTCCACCATGTACACAATGTACAGGATTTACATTGAATGAAGTTTTAACAGCAATTATTAAAGCAGCATGTTCTTTGCAAGAACAAATAGATGATCTTGTTACAGAATTTGGAATATTAAATGCTGATTATGATGTAGACTGTCTTGATGGTGTTACAGCATCATCTGGTACACACAATATTCTTCAAGCTGCAATTGATAAAATTTGTGAGCTAGAAGTTAACCTTGGGGCATTAGCTCTTGATCTTGCTACAAACTATTATACTAAAACACAGGTTGATGCAGTTGTCGCAAATTACGTCCCACCTGGTTCAAATTTAGTTAAGAATAAAATGATTCCCTATGTAGCTGTTCCATTTTTTGCTACAGACTTATCAATGTTTGATCCTACTGGCGCAGGCATAGGTGATTGGATTGACATTTATTTATGTGTTGGATCTAGTAGCAATTCACAAGTACCAGATATACGAGGAAGAGTTCTTGTTGGAGTTACAACAAATGTTCCAGGAGGACCAATGGATCCAGCTGTTGTTCCTAATATGGGAATAGGAGGATTTAATCCTGCGTATACATTAAATACTATATATGGGAATAACAGTATAACACTTGGTGTTACACAAATGCCTACGCATACACATATTATAGATGTAATAAATCCTCCTCCACATAGTCATTTTGTAGCTGCAGTACAAGGAGGAACATTGGCATTTCCTGTAAATGATATTAATCCTATATCATCATCTGCACAATATACATTACCACCTCCTCCTAATCCACCAGCAAAAGATGTAAATAGTTATAAACTTTCTTCATCTTCTCTTCCAGCAACAGTAGGACCAACATCAGCTACTGCTACTGTAGTTACTGCAACTGCTCAGGATAGAGGAAATGGCCTACCTCACTCAAATATACAACCTGTAATTGCTTGTAACTATATAATATATATACCTTAATTTTATTAATATGTCTTGCACAAATTGTTATAATGGTTGCGCTGAGATTGTTTCTGATCAATGCGTTAGATATACAGGGGTCGATGTACCTCTATTAGGTATTCATAATGGTGACACTCTTCTCACTGTTGAGAATGCAATAATTTCATTTGTTACACCTTTTCTTAATGGATCAGGTATAAAACCTATTATTGATCCAGATATAATATGTGATGTAGTTAGACAGTATATTCCTACGTGTGTAGAATGTAATGGCTTTAACTTAAATGATGTATTGTCAGCAATTATAAAAGCTACATGTAATCTTCAAGAACAAATAGATGCTATTGTAGCAGAGCTTGCAGTATTAAATGCACCTTATGATAGTGACTGTTTATTACTTTCTCCAAATGCAGATACACATACTATTGTACAAGCTGTAATAAATAAACTTTGTGAAGTAGAAGCTGATCTTGCTATATTAGCATTAGATGTTTCTACAAATTATATTAGAATTGATCAAATCAATAACTATATTGCTGCGTATCTTAATGCTAGTACAAGCGATTTAGTAAATGCAAAAATGATTCCATTTGTAGCATTAGAGTTCTATGGTGATTTAATTGGTAAGTTTGATGCTACTGGTGCAGGTATTGGAGTATGGAAAGATGTTAATTTATGCAATGGAAACAATAACACTCCTGATAAACGAGGTAGAGTTGCTGTTTGTGCAATAACAGATATGGGTGGTGGAACATTAGATCCAGAAGTAGATCCTGCAGTAAATCCATTATTCAATCCTAATTATGTAATAAATGATAATAGTCATGGTGTTAATTTTATAACACTTAATGAATTTCAATTACCTAGTCATAGACATAATAATACTGTTTTTACAGCATTGACACAAAATCCACATAAACATGGTTTAAGTAATGCAGTTCAATGGGGGGGATCTATTGCTAGACCAAGGGGAGGTGGTATTAGTATGGATTATTTACCTGAAACTCAAGATGGCTTTGCTGATATAACAGTGACTACATACATCAACAATGCTTACACAGGTGGTAATCTACCTCATTCAAATATCCAACCAGTTTATCCTTGTTATTATATAATGTATATACCAACTTAATTATGTGGCCATATTTACCTCAAAACCCATGTGGGTGTGACTCTTGTGAGAGTTCTAATGAATCAACAACAGATGTTGGATCAGACAATGTAAGATACGTAGGGCCTCCTTTGGCTTGTACAGGAATTGAATCTTGTGACACGCTTACTATTGCTCTTCAGAAAATTGATGAAGTGGTTTGTGATATACTTGATACACTAGCTATATGTTGTACACCTGTAACTACAACTACTACTTCTACAACAATTTGTCCTTGTACTACATATGGATATGTTGGACCAAGATTTGATCCTGGTACAATTACATATGTGGAATGTAATACATTAGAACCAATTACAGACACTGCATCTAGCACTGTACAATTTGTTTGTGTTGACAACAACTATCCAATTATAGAAATTGGTTCAATTAATGTTATAGATACACAAGATTGTTGTTCAAATATTACAACAACCACTACAACTGCTGTTCCAGTAAATCCATTTTGTTATGAAGTTACAGCTGTAAATAGATGTACTGTTTATTGGACTGATGCAAATGGTGATCCTCAATCACAAAACCTTACAGATGGTACAATAAACATTTGTGCTGACGAAGATTCTATTGCAAGTTCTTGTGGAGCAGGTGGAGGTATTTCTATAACTGGAGGAACTGTTGCTTGTACAAATGATACAATGTGTCAACCAACTACAACAACCACTACTACAATAGCTTGTAACTGTATCACATTTAATAATACAGATGGTTCTATAATAGACCATACTATTGGATATAATGATTGTATTGGAGAATTTGTTGAAACTACAATTTCTGCATCTGAGATATTACAATTTTGTGGAAGTGATGGTATAGCAGACAGTGAGTTAGTAATAGTAACAACTGGAGGAGCTTGTATTGAAGAAGTGTGTCCAACAACGACAACTACTACAACAGTTGCCCCATTAGCATGTGTATCTTATCTATTACAAAGTACAGGTGATGGTGGACTAGGTAATGAATGGGAAGCATTTGCTTGTAATTCAAATATTGCAGTGAGTGGAATTATTCCTTTCCCTGGAACAATGGAAACTGGATGTATTACAGAAGGTTCATTATTGCTTGGTGCTAATTTAGAAATTGTTTCTGATGCACCTTGTGAAGAAGTTAGTTGTGAAGCATTTGAGATACAAGGACTTTCTCCTGTAGGATCTTGGGATGCAATTGATTGTTCTGGAAATAGAGTTGGTGAAGTTGCTCCTAGTGGTGTTACTGTTCCTACAGGATGTATTATTCCTCAAACATTGATTCTAGATAATGCATATATAAAAAATTATCTTGGACCATGTGGTTCAACTACTACAACAACTACGTTGTTTCCACCTACAACGACAACAACAACAACTCCTGCTCCTACAAATTTTAAATATTTCTTTTCTAATTTTGCAATTTCAGCAGCATCAGCGTGTAATGAAGTAACTTTTCCAACATCTTTATATTCAGATGATGCAACTCTTAATTTAGGATCTTTCTTGTATACAGATCTAGCATTGACTACTCCTTTCCCAGGAGCTGCAAGATGGTATAAAGAATCTGGAAGTGGTAAGGTTTTTGCTATTCTTAATAGTGGTGAAATTGCTGGTGAATCAAGTTGTACTACAACTACAACTAC